AAGATGATTGGTGTTATCGCTGGGCTGTCTGCTGGCATCATCGCTCTAAACGCAGTGATAAAGGTAGCCACTGTTCTTCAAATACTTTTCAACACCGCAGTCGGCAAAAACCCTTATGTTCGACTAGCAATAATTATCGCTGCTGCTGCTGCTGCCACTGCTGGACTTGTCAATTCCCTAAACGGGATGGTGAACAAGCAAAGAGAAGTCAACAGGGCAACTGACGGAACAACAGGCGAGCTAAACCGATTCAACAATCTAAGGCTTGATGGAGTAACAGGCGAGCTAAACGCAGCTACGGAAGCGGCACTTCGCTTGGCCGGGGTCAAGATTATGGCTCCGGGTGAGCTAATCCCAGCATCTCCTACTGGTCAGAACAAGGGCTTGCCGGGCAACCCAAGACCGGGCCAAGTCTTTACCTCGTTCTACGGCGCACCCGGTGAAGAAGTTTGGTTCACAATGACTTGGGACGGTAACAAGTGGGGGCCTAGAGTTCCGATTGTTTACAACACACCATCAACAAGCCGAGTGTCTACAGGCCCAAGTGCAAAAGATGTTGCTTTCGAGCGTGTTCAAACAATGATAAAGTCCTCGCAAAAGCAGCTTGCTTCAGCGCAGAAGAATTACAACGACACGGTTGCAACGGCAAATCAGGATTACGCCGATTCAATTCTGAGGCTACAGACGGAGTTTGACAACAAGCTTGCAGCGATAGTCCAAGGTTCACAAGACAGGCTGCGCAACGCATACCGCTCAGCAGTAGAGGTCGACGTTGGGCGCTTGTTCGACAGCAGCGAAGACAAGTCTGTCGATGGACTTATTAGCTCAATGACTGCCAAGCTGGACGCTTCCAAGGGGTTGTTGTCCAAGTCTGCCGACCTAGCGTCGCAGGGCTTTACACAAACATTTATTGAGCAAATTGTTTCGGCAGGAGTCGAGACAGGGAACGAGCTTGCAGGTGCAATTCTTGAGTCAACTCCTGAGACAAAAGAAAACCTCCGGAACCTATTTGACGCACTAGAAACTGAGTCGGCAAATGGGATGGATACCTTAGCGGCTGAAATCTACGAGAAGCAAGGATTGGCTACTGCTGCTCTTGAGCAGCTCTATGCGACCACTCAGAGCGATTTGAGCGCCGCATTGGTACAACAACAAGCGACGCTTGCCGAAGCCCTTGAGCAGGCTGCTGTGGCTTTACACGACTCGGTGTCTGGAATCAAGTCTCAGTTACAAGAAGATATTGAAGATATGGACGGAATGTTTGGCGGTCTTGGTGGCACTCTTGACCAGTTCCTAGCCAAGCTAGAGAAGGTAAAAGGCTTCGCTGTCGGAAAAGAGATTGATGCTGCAACGATGCCCGGTGGCTCACTCGGCACGGGCGTCACACAGGGCGCTTCCTCCGACATAAAAAACGGAGTTGGGATTCTCATTGACTCAGCGAGCGACGTTGCAGGAGTGCTTAGTTATCTTGACGACAGGATTGCAGGAGCAAATGCCTATGCAAACCTAGCTTCAATTAGTGCTGCTCAACGAGCTTCCGCTCAAACTACCTTGGCAGAAATCAGGTCTAGCAGAAACTCTTTGACAGCAGGCGGAAGCCCTGAAGCCGCAGTCGGTACTGTGATAAACATCAACGTCAAGGCGGACACCTCGCAGTCTCTAGCGATGGTTGGAAAGTCTTTGGGTAACACTGTTGCTAAGTACGTCACAGGCGGCGGACAAGTTATTGTGAGTCCGCTCTAATGGCAGTACCTACGCCACTAGTCGAAATTGGTTTCAACGTAACCTCGCCAACTGCTCCGTTTTTTACGCTCGACAGCGAGACAAAAGGATTGCTAGACAACTCAAGCTTTCCGTTGTCAGGCGCTATCTTTTACGACGTGACAGCCAAGGTCAAAAGCATTTCAATACAACGAGGCAAGAACAGACAGCTCGACCAGTATGACCAAGGGCTTGCAAACGTTGTATTTCTAAACAACGACAGAACCTTCGACCCCGAGTTCGCTGCCTCTCCTTTTGCAGGGCAGATTATCCCTAAGCGACAAATTCGAATTAGCTTGGGTGGGGTGGTTCAATTCTTCGGCTTGATTGACGACTGGAATCTTTTCTATGAACCAAGCGGAGACAGCACGGTTGCGGTTGCGTGTTCAGACGCAACGTCTTCACTTGCGAGTCAGTTTATTTTTACAAGAACGAATGACGTGCAACAAAGCGGCGACAGAATAAACACGATTCTATCTCTGCCAGAACTTGCTTGGCCTGTAGCTCAAAGAGACATTGAGGTCGGCGCAATGGAGCTAGGGGCAGACACTATTCCAGAGAACACGAACGCTTTGGCTTACTTTAGAACTATTGAAAAATCTGAGCCGGGTTCGTTCTTTATTTCAAAGGCAGGCTCGGTTGTGTTTCGTGACAGGAGGGCGTCTTCTAATGCGCAAGGATTTACTTTTGCAGACGACGGAACAGGCGTCCCATACTCGAACATTGTTGTAGAGTATGGTTCTGAAAACTTGCACAACGAAGTTGTTTTGACTTCACAAATTACAGGCACACAAGCGGTCGCTCGTTCGTTGGACTCGATAGACACTTACGGGATTTTTGGTCTAAATCAAACGGGCTTGCTAATAAATAACGACTCAGATTTAGTCGAGCTTTCAAAGCTTTATGCCAACAAATACAAAGAACCTGAGTACCGTTTCAATTCGGTCGACGTAATTCTTGACCGGAGAACACTAGCTCAACAGGCGCAGCTTCTTGCCTTGGAGCTTTCCGACGTCGTAGAAATTAAGCTAACGCCTAACGGCATCGCTCCTGCCATTTCAAAGTTCGCAGAGATTATTCGCATCGACCACTCGGTGTCCACTGTTGAACACATCCTTAGCCTTGGCTTTAGCACTATCGAAAAAAGCCCTTGGACTCTATCCGACCTAGTGTTTGGTAGACTATCTTCAAACAACATTTTAGGTTTTTAGGAGTAACTTGACTGGACAAAAAGTTTGGGTCGCTGGGGAGGTACTCGCAGCAGCCGACGTCAATTCCTACTTGATGAACCAAACCATTATGCGATTTGCCGATGCTTCGGCTCGAACCAGTGGGATTGCTACCGTTGCGGAGGGAATGTTTTCTTACCTCGACGACACAAACTTGCTTACGGTTTACAACGGTTCCGCTTGGGTGGGAGTAGATACTCAGGCAAGCCAACTAACCACAATTGTGACAGACGCAACGACTTCTAGAACGCTTGCCTCGACAGACGAAAATAAAACAATTAGATTTACCAACGGCTCAGCCACGACCGTAACTGTAGACGCAAGCACTGACTTTCAGGTCGGGGCTAGGGCAGACATAATTGCAGACGGCGCAGGCGTGGTCACAATAACGGCAGACACGGCAACGGTGGCAGGAGACGCAACATCCACAACATCGGGCAGTTTTACAATCGGCGCTCAGTATTCAGCGGCTACACTTCTTTGTGTGGCGACAGACGAGTACCGACTAATCGGAAACATTACGGCGGTTTAGTATGAGCTGGAAACTATGGGCAGTAGGCGAAGTAGTAGAGGCAGACGACTTTCAAAGCTTGGTTCAGAATCAAGTCGTGCAAGTTTATGCAGACGCAGCAGCTAGAACGACAGCGCTAGGTGACAATGTTGCCGAGGGGATGCTTGCTTTTCTTTCCGACACGGATTCGCTTCAATACTATTCAGGCAGCGCTTGGGTGGCAGTGTCTAACCCCGGCGATATTACTTCGGTAGTAGCAGGGACAGCCCTTAGTGGCGGAGGCACAAGCGGCGACGTGACGCTAAACGTTGACCTAAGCGCAGTTACAATCCCTGCCTCACAGATAAGCGACCTAACAGCCACAGCAGCCGAACTAAACATTCTAGACGGAGTAACCTCAGACGCAGCCGAGCTAAACATCCTCGACGGTGTGACAGCAGATGCAACAGAGCTGAATCTTCTCGACGGCGTAACCGCAACTACCGCAGAGCTAAACATCCTCGACGGTGTGACAGCAGACGCAACCGAGCTAAATTATGTAGACGGCGTAACCTCTGGGATTCAGTCACAGCTTGACGACAAAGCTTTGCTCACTCCGGCGGTAAACGCCAAGACCGCTGCATACACTCTCGCAGTTGGAGACAGAGGCGAAACCATAACAGCCGACGGCACGTTTACTCTCACAGCGCCAAGCGCAACATTCAGCGCAGGCGACAGGGTTGATGTAGTAAACATCGGAACAGGCGTGATTACGTTTGCAGGTTCAGGTGTGACAGTCAACTCAAAAGACGCAGCGCTTACAATAGACACTCAGTATTCGGCAGCTTCAATCTTATTTCTTAGTTCTTCTACTGCTGTCTTGATAGGTGACATAGCATGATACTTCTTGGAATACTTGCGGCTTCTAAGAGTAGTGCTGCTGTTGGTGTTGCCGGTTATGTCGCAGGTGGGAGGTATGGCTCTAGAACCACAACTGTAGACAAGTTCACTTTCCCTAGCGACTCACGAACTACTCTAGGAACAGGATTATCAAGTTCAAGAGAAGAATCAACGGGAATGTCAAACTCAGGCGTAGCAGGATATGTAGCAGGCGGTGACGAAGGCTCTAGAACCTCAACGGTAGATAAGTTTGCTTTCCCCGGAGATAGCCGAACCACTTTAGGAACAGGGCTGTCTACAGCTACACTTAGACCCGCTGGTTTGTCAAACTCAGGGGTTGCAGGTTATACCGCAGGCGGTAGCGACGGTTCAGAGGTTGATACAGTTGATAAATTCACTTTCCCTAGCGACTCACGAACCACGTTAGGAACAGGGCTGTCTAGCGCTCGTAATAGTGCAGCTGGTTTCTCAGACTCAGGGGTTGCAGGTTATGTAGCAGGTGGTTATGACGGTTCACGTCTTGCAACGGTAGATAAGTTTGCTTTCCCCGGTGACTCTAGAACCACTCTGGGCACAGGGCTATCAGGTTCTCGCAATAGCGCAGCTGGTTTCTCAGACTCAGGGGTTGCAGGTTATGTAGCAGGTGGTTATGACGGTTCACGTATTTCAACAGTTGATAAATTCGCTTTTGCTTCTGATTCTAGAACCACTCTGGGCACAGGATTATCAGGCAACCGCAATAGTGCAACAGGTTTCTCCGATTCAGGTGTCGCAGGCTATGTCGCAGGCGGTAGTGACGGTTCAGATATTGATACAGTTGATAAATTCGCTTTCCCTAGCGACTCACGAACCACGTTAGGAACAGGGCTGTCTAGCGCTAGAAGCTACCCTGCTGGTTTTCAGGACGCTATCTAATGTATGAAGCAATAGAAGCCGCAATTGAAGAAGTGCAACAGCCTCGCTCACGTTTTCAGTTAGAACGATTTGTTACAGGCTCACACGCAACACCCGAAATGCGTTACTACCAAACCTGCCTAGAGTTGCAAGACATGATTTATAAGTTTCAGGTAGCGCAGATTGGCGTTCAAAAAGCAGAGCTAAAAATCAAGCGACTGCGTGAAACAAAAGACGAAATGAAAGAACTCAAGGCGCAGGAAACTGAAATCGGGCTAAGGCAGACAAGGCTTGCAATGATTGGCGCAGAGCGTGAACTAAATGACCTAGTTGCAATCTTCGACAGCTTTGATACCAAGTTCACAAGGGCAGAGATAGAAGCAGCCCAGCCTGATTACTGGAACGCTCGACTAACTGGAAACGCCAAGGCGATGCTTATGGGCGGCACAAGCGTGAACGCTGCACACATAGAAGCGATGGAACAAGCCGGAGTTCTTGACAACTTTATCAAGGAAGTCCAACAATCAAAGAAAGAGCTAGGACTATGAAATACGCAACTTGGACTCTAAACTTTACCGACCCTGACTATGGCACCGGCCCTGAGCCTGTCATTGTTTCACAAGGTGGAACTGCCGAAGGTTCCATTCCAGACGGTGACGTAACTGAAGGCGCAGAAATACTTGGATACTTCACAGGCGAACCAACAGGGCTAGACGCTTGGAGCTTTACAGAGCTAACCCAAGACGAAGCGCTGGCGTTTGTGACCGCAATAGACAATACGGCTTATGTCGCAGATGATGGTCGGATAAATGTTGAGATTGTTGAGCCAGAATAATGTCGGAAGAATCAACTTCAGTACGTATTACTAACGCACAAGTTTATGAAAAGCTTATGGAAGTTAACGAGAACCAGATTGAGATGTTTGCGGAGCTGCGTGGCTTGAAGTATCTACCTGAAAAGGTAGCCAATATGGAAACTCGTTTGGCAAAGGTTGAGCTTATTGCTCGCCTTGTCTACGGAGTCTACGGCGCAACACTGGGAGCAGTGGCAGTCGGGTTAGTGAGCTTGCTTCGTGGCTAAAATATACAAATTAAGGAAGTCAAAGTGAGTCGCTTCTCTGACAGGACAGCCGATTGGCGGTTAGTCTATGACGCTAAATACATAACCTCGCACTATGGCGAGATGAGCAACTTTAGAAAAGCAAACGGTATGCAACCGCACTCCGGAACTGACTGGGCAAGACGGCGAGGCACACGAATCCCTGCAATCGCCAAAGGCACGATTCGGTTGATTCAGTTCTCAGAAGTCTTAGGTTGGGTTGTCGTGCAGACAGCTATGGATAAAGACGGCGTGATTTGGTATCTTGGTTACTGCCACATGGATTCTAAGCCAGGGTATTCAGTCGGGCAGAAGCTCCGCAAAGGTCAGACCGTCGGAGTGCTTGGCAACACAGGGCAATCGTCAGGCCCTCACGTCCACGTCACAGCCTCTAGGACACTCAAGGGTGTATTCGGTGTCACGTCCGACAAAGTAGACGCTTACAAGCTAATTCTCGCCAATGTAAAGAAGCCTGTAAAAAGACCAGCGCCTGCGGTGGTTGCTCCTGTAGCAAAGAAAAAGACAGCTTCTAAGCCCGTACCCGGTGGGAATAAGCGCGGCAGGTTCTGGCACTTGTTCGGTGGTAAGTAATGAGCGCTATCCGTAAAAACATGGGCAAGCTGGTAGACGGTGCTTTCCTGCTCAAAGACGAGCCTGACTCCAAGGTCGGAGCAAGCTGGAAGTTTAGGCGCAAAATAATCTTTGGTTCTTACAGGTTAGGCTTCGGAATGATTGTCTTCGGCGCTCTGACTTTTCTTGTTGACCAATGGGGGGTAGGTGTGACACTAATAACTGGCGGAGTATCTCTCATTTCAATTATTACAACGGCTTATACTGTAAGTGCGTCTTGGCAAGACGGAAGAAACAACAATCAAGATTGGACTAATGGAGATGTTTAGCAAAAAATTTATCAACAGCGCAGGCGAACGAGCAGTCAAGACTTTTGCTCAGGCAGGGCTTGCTTTTCTTGGAGGCGGAACCGTTGGGTTGTTCTCAGTGGATTGGGTCGGGTTCTTTAGTATTGCAGCAGGCTCAGCCCTGTTGTCACTCCTGACATCCATTGTCACTAAGAAGCAGCTATAACAACTTAATTATTCTGGGCGCTTGTGCCTTATTGCTTTTGCGCAGGCGCTGTCGCTGTCGAGAGTTCATGCCTCCCCAAATACCGTGCGCCTCGTTGTTGACCAGCGCAAACTGCAAGCATAGCTCCCGAACAGGGCAAGCATTACAAAGCTGGATAGCGGGTTGCATTTGTGGGTTCGGTGTTCCACCTTCAGGAAACCAAGCGTCCGGGTCGGTTTGTTGACAGGCCGTTGAGCCGTGTTCGCGTATGCCTTCGGCTAGTGCCGTGAGTGCTTGAGCCGAGTTCATAAGCAAAAGGTAACCGTTGCAATAGACGGTTGTCAAATCGAGGCTAACTAGCGTTCATGGGGGCTAGTGCCTCCCCAAATACCATAGCGCTGATGCGTCTCCATTGCGTAAGTAAAACATTCTTCGACCATTGGGCAAGCCTTACAGATTGCCTTGGCGGTTTTAGTAGCAACAGCCCTAGCCTCAGGTTCGCTTATGTCTTCAGGAAAGAAAACATTCGGCAATCGCTGGCAGTCAGGGTCGTTCAAGTCGATGAGTTTCAAGAACTTCATGTAAGGACTTGATAAGTTTCCGTGTTTTACCATTCACTTAGACTATCGTTTTTAGTGGAAAAAGTCTGAGCGCAGTGGCATACTTTAGCCACTATCAACAAAGGAGAGTTATGGAACAACACACACCTGAAGTATTCAACAACGCAAAACTGGTTGGAGTATTCAATCCGGGTAGCGACGAGTGGCACGCAGCTAGGGCAGAGGGCTTAGGCGGAAGTGAGATTGGCATAGCTATGGGGCTTAGCCCTTGGCAGAGTGCCTATTATTTATGGGCGGTAAAGACGGCTCAAATAGAATCTCGCGCAGTCTGGAATTGGGCCATAAGGTTTGGGCAGAAATTTGAGGAGCCGATTATGGAACTGTTGCAGGAGGAACATCCCGACTGGGACATCTATTCCACTGGAACTTACTCCAATAACGAGCGCCCCTTTATGCACGCTAACCCCGACGGCTTGGCTAAGGTCAATGGCGAATGGGTCATAGTCGAGGTCAAGACTTCTCGGAACTACTGGCACGAAGTTCCACCCTCCTACATTCAGCAGGTGCGCTATTACATGAGTGTTATGGGAATCAAACGCGCAGTCATTGTCGGAGTAGTCAACATGGCTTGGGTTGAACATTGGGTTGAGTGGGACGACTTCGAGCAAGATGTTCTGCTAGACCAAGCTGCTAGATTCTGGAAGCACGTTACCGAAGGAACCGCTCCGGATTGGGACGGCTCCGCTTCGACTTATGAGGCGGTCAGAGAAATGCACCCGGACATAAACGATGAGGAGATTGAGGTCGATGGGATACACAATCTATCTATTGCTCAGGCAAATTTTGAGCAAGCAGAGGCAGAGTTTTACAAGCAAAAGTCTCAAGTCCTAACCGTTATGGGCAAAGCGAAACACGCATATTTTGAACACGAAGGTAGCAAGATTCGTGTTGCTTCACGGCAAGCACGTAATGGTGGCCGACCTTACCTAGTAGTAAACAAGAAGGGAAAGTGATGCAAGTCTTTTTGGGAGATACCGTAACGCTTAACAAAGGGGAAACATACATTACAGGCCCAGTATCAGGAGTTGTCTTAGACGATAGACGAGAGCTTGAACGAGTTTACATTGAGGGCATTGACCAAGCGTTCTACATGAGTCGCCACTGGAAGTTTGTCGAAGAAGAAAACGAAGAAGAATGGGACGAGGAAAACTAATGCCAAAATTTGATTTGAGTAAATACGCAACGGTTGCAGAGCGCTTGCAAATGGTGTACGCAGAGTACCCGGACGCAAGAATGGTTACAGAAAATCTAACTACGCCACAAGACAGAGCAGTTTCCACGTGGGTAGTCAAGGCTTCTTTGTATCTAACGGCAGGCGACCAAGCCAACAACTTGGCTAAGGCAACTGGACACGCTTTCGAGGTGGACGGAACAGGAGGGGCTAATCAGACTTCAGCTTTGGAAAATGCGGAAAGCTCAGCTTGTGGGCGCAGCATGGCCCTAGCTGGTTGGTCAGGCGACAAGACATCCCTAGCTTCTAGAACCGAGATGGAAAAGGTCGAGACTGGTATTACTCCCAAGCCTCACGACGTGCGCGACTTGTTAGGCGAAGCTGCTAATCTTGAAGACGTAGAAACTCTCCGGATGCTCTACGCACAAGCTAAGGCTGCGGATTATCCCAAGGCTGTTCTGGAAGGAATAAAACTGCGTGCAGAATCTCTCGATACTGGTGGCAAAGGTGGCGGAAATTGAAGACGCTTACCTGCAAGCCGCTCGGTTGGGACAGCTTGACCGCGCGCAGTTTTGGAACCGTGAACTCATCCACCACCTGTTGGTGCTAAGTGATTCCCTCAGAGATACAAGCGCAACTGACGGAACTGACGGCGGAGAACACGAAGGGTTTTGAAGCCCTCTATTTAGCCGAAGTTAGATTGGCTGAAGCAGAACACCTGCTGGACACTATCGAGCAAAAAGCTTTTATCAAACATCAAGGCACGGTTGCGGACAGAAACGCACTCGCACGCCTTGAGGCTTCCGACGCTCGACTACAACGGGACTTGAGGAAAGCAGAAGCAAATCGTGTCAGGCTGAAAATCCGAAGTCTAGAAACGGCAATCATGGCCTCTGGCACGCAAGCCAAACTAATCCAGTCAGAGCTTCGAGCATGAAGGCGGCGGAGATTAGGAAACTGCGAGCGCGTGATTTGTACTGCTGGCACTGCGGGGAATCCGACCAGCTTGTACCTCACCATGTCCAAAACCGAGGAATGGGTGGCTCAAAGATTGCCGACAACCTACAGAACGTGATACTAATCTGCGCTGAATACAATGGCGCGATGGAAAGCGACGCACTAACGGCAGAGTATGCCAGAGACAACGGTCACAAAAGTTCTAAGTTCTCAGCACCGGGACATCCGATATTAGACCAAGTAACGCTCAGGTGGTACACGCTGGATAAGGCGGGCAACAAGACCGAGTGCGAGCCTCCTTCTTACCTGATTTAGAAACTTGTAAAAAAACTTCTGAAATAAGCTTGACACGCATTGTTACTCGATTGCATAATCATCACAACGACAACGAAAGGACACAAAGTGAATCTACAATTCAGCGACCTAGTGCAAAAGCTAGAGGCAGAGCGCAACGACATAAGTTACCGGAGCCACTTTACGAAGCCGGAAGTCAAGGTCATAACCAAGACAATGAAGGTTGTGCCGGAGAGGTTTAAGCGTACTTATTTCCACGCGGGCCGCTATTCGGCAGGCGACCGAGACAGCCTTGCAACAGAGGCTTGGGCAGAATACGAGAAGCAGGAGGGGTTGAGCTAATGCCAATAATTAGGAACCCCGATTCTTTCGAAGACCCTTACACTCGCATACCTAATTATTGGGTAAGGGACAGCCGGCTGTCACTAGCAGCCATTGGGCTTATCACGCAGATAATGTCTCATTCTGTAGGCTGGTCAATCTCTCAAGAGTCTCTGGGCCGCGCCAACAACGTGGGGCGTGACAGCATACGCACAATACTCAATGAGCTAATGGAGCATGGGTACCTAACGCGTTCTGATGAGCGTGAGCGTAATAGCTCAGGCCACCTTGGTGGTTACACATACTGGACAAGCTCGCCAGTATCCAGCGATGCAACCACGACGGCTGAACCTACGTTGGCTGAACCTACGTTGGCTGAGACCGCACATAAGAAGAACATTCTTAAAGAAGAACAAGTTAAAGAAGAAACCCTTAATGCGAGTGTTGATGAGGAATTTCAAGAACAGTTCAAAAAGTTCTGGGAGCTATACCCTCGGAAGATAGACAAGGGACGAGCAGTGAAGGACTTTAGAAGCGCTTTGAAAAGGGCAAGCTTTGAAGTTATCTTGGCAGGTGTCGCCGCGTACAAGGACGACCCTTACCGAAAGCCTCAGTTCACTAAGTACCCTTCGTCTTGGCTCAATGCAGATGCATGGGACAACTTCATCACATCCTCAGAGGCCCGTGAAGCCACCGAGAAGCGACGAGCTAAGGACTTGGCATACAAAGACAAGTACCTAGAAGACCAACGCTCACAGGAGGCGCTGAGCGCTCCTGCTCCTAAGTGCGAACACGGCAATACAGTTGCACTTTGTCGGCGTTGTCTGGCAAGATAGGTTTTGTGATTACTCAATGCACTAGGTGTGGCTGGACTTGGGAAGCTAACGCTAACCGAAAGACGCACGAGCGCTGCGAGTCTTGCCGTGCAAGAAAATCGCAAAAGGTAAACAACTGCATAGCTTGGCACGGATTCTATGCGGAAGACATGGTCACTCCGATACATGACGACGGGCTAACGGTACTGCCGGGCGTCCGTCACTGTGGCAAAAGTGACTGCTGCAATCCTGCACACATCGAAAGGTAAACAACATGGCAAAAATAACAATCGAAGACGCGAAGGTATTCAAGATAATCGAAGGCTACGGTTTTCGGGCAGTCGAGGAATTCAAGCTCCGCAACGGTGAAGACGCTAAGCGCTACTTCACAATTTGGACAGACCAGCAGGTTACCGAGGGCCAGACATTCACAATCTCCGGCGACCTGTCCGTAAAGATTGAGGAATACACAAACCGAGACAACGAGCCTAAGACCTCAGCAGCGGTTCACGTCAACAACGCACAGCTAAAGGCTGACGCTCCGTTCTGATGATTACCGTTTGGGTGTGCATGATAATGATAAACTTATCTAATGATAACTAATCAAGAAATTATTGAAGCATACCTAAAAACTGGTTCCGTTTGGAAAGCTGGAAAGCTTGTGGGACTGGCTGGTCAAACAGTCCATGAAAGACTGACAGCCCTCGGTTACAAGCTTCAGGGGTCAAACTGGACTGATAAAGAACTGACTGAACTGACTGCCCTAGCCAATCAAATGACTATTGCGCAAATTGCAAACAGGTTAGGCCGACCTTATAGCGGAGTGGCCCTGAAGATTAGTCGCTTAGGGCTAGGGCAGAGGTTCGGCAACAAACAATCAAAAAAGATACCCAGAACAGGCGAGTATACAAAAGCCAAAGTCAAAGGCTACATGCTAGAGATGGAAGCAAGCGGGTTCAAAATTACAAAGTTCAGCCGAATGAATAGCCTGAACGTGGACTCAGTTACTTATGCGCTTCAAAAATTTTACCCGGAGTGGTATTTGCAATACTGTAAAAGCAATGCCGTCAAGCCAGAAACAAATTGCCCATACTGTGACACGTTGTTTTGGCCACTAAACCACAAGCAAATTTATTGCAACCGTAAGTGCGCAAACCAATCCAGAACTGATAACTCATACTTTGGAGGCAAGCGCCGCCAAACCATCGGGCTACTTGAGGGAATCTGCCAGCTTTGCGGCGGTAAGGACTTGCCGGGGCTGTCCAGCCATCACGTCAAGGGCAAAGAGAATGACCCAGATAATGACTTTTTGATGGCCCTTTGCAGGGGTTGCCATCAAATCGTGACAATCCTTGGAGGTCGAAGGTTTGTAGCTACTGAAGAAGCGTGGGAAGTTTTGATGCAACTAGTAATACTGCGCAAGAATGGGCATGACCCAAACTTTAGAGGCGTATACACAACCGTTCAACTGGAGATGATAACCGTTGAAAACGAACACCTTTACGCCGAAGACACGGAGTAGCTGAACTTCACGCCCCTATAAATTCTTTCAAGAATCTTTGTAAATAAGCTTGACACTCGTTGTCACTCCTTGTTACCATTGGGGTACAACAACAAAGGAAGGACACACAATGAACAGAAAACTACGACTAATCACACAGACAGGCTTGGCAGTCAAAACCTTTAACGAGCAGCTTGACAAAAACGTTGTCTACAAAGTTCGCTGCGATTACCAAAATGCATTTTTTGCAGTTGCAATAAGTTCGACTGAAGTGCAAGAATTTGACACCGAGTTAGAGGCAAGGATGGTGGTTGCCTAACGGCAATCGCCACCCGACATTTATTCTTAGCAACACACCAACGAAAGGACACACAATGAACGACGAACAAATGCAGGAACACCTTAAGGCTACTTTGAAAAAGATGGAAGCCAAGCGAGTAGTAAGCAGCTTAGAAAACTTGAGAACTCTGCTAAGAACATCCGCAACCTTAGACCCGGATTCTAGCAACACGCCAAAAAGAAAATAACAAATAAGCTTGACACGCTTTGTTACTTGATAGTAGAATCGGACTACAACGAACACCAACGAAAGAGACAAGATGAACAAGCAAGAACTAGAGACAAGACTTCAGATAGCACTAGAGCAGCGCAAGCAGGGATATGCACTAAACGTCCCAACCGCTTTCATTCGCTCAGTCAACGACCAAATCCGCAACTTCCGCAAAGCACTAGCCGAGGTCAACTAATGGAGATGGTCGGGCTAACCTTTTGGCTACTAGCCGCCGGAGTAATTTATCTATCGCTACAACTAGGAGACAAAGAAAAATGACAACCAACATCAAGGACACAAGGGTCACAATCAAGGAGGCAGCCTCCGAGCTTGGACTTCACCCAAACACAATCCGCAACTACATTCGCGCAGGTCGCATAAGCATTACGCGATTAGGCCCTCGTCTAATCCGCATTGACCGAAGCGAACTTTACAAGATTGCAGGAGGCGACCCAGAATGGAGAAAGCGCTAATCGAAACACGCAAAGGCGTCGACCATCACGTCGACCTGTTAGAAATGACCGCGTTCAATCTTGGCTTTGAAGCTTGCCTTCACGCACTAGACGAACTGTCCGATATCAAGCACAACCGGGACGAACTAATCGCAGCGGAGCACTTCCGTTGGGCAGCTAAGGAGCTTAGGGGTGAGAACGTTGAAAATTAGAAATTGGAGCGACTTCAAATACGAGATTGCCGACCTGCTATTTGGCAAGGAGCTAGACGAAGCTTACAAAATGGGGATAAGGGTCGGCGCAGAATACGCAACCCGGAAGCTATCTTTTGAAGTTAGCTTGAAGCGTCGCCTGACACTAACCAAGACCGAGGAGCGCGGCTATGACCACGCAATCGCAGCAGTTGCTCGCATCAAACCAGAAATAGCTAACCAGACAGGAGCAGCGGTATGAAAATCCCAGTAGTTATATATACGACACCCAACTGCGCTCAATGTTCCATGACTGCAAAAACCATGGACAAGCTAGGCATTGTTTACGACAAGGTCGACCT